ACAGACGTATCTGGTTCCCCAGGCGGTGGCACAGTTGTTACGCAATATGAAACTAATACTGGTTTAGCTTTCCAAGTTCCGCTTGTTGGTTGGGGCGCAGGCGGTTGGGGTTTAGGTACTTGGGGTAATAGTCAAGAAACTGCTAATCCTTTGCAGATATGGAACCAGCAAAACTTTGGTGAGGATTTACTTTATGGCCCGCGTGGGCAAGGTATCTACTACTGGAACGCAAACGTGGGGTATACCCCCATCCAGATCACTATAAGTATTGATACGCCAGGACTTATAACATTGCCAAGCGGGTTTTCATTTACTGATGGGACAACAATAACCTTAACGTCAACAGGCGAATTACCTACTGGGCTAACGGTAGGCGAGGTTTATTTTGTAGTTGGCTCTACAGGCAGCACATTTAATGTGGCTACAACACTAGCTGGCTCGCCTATTACAACTAGCGGCACTCAGTCTGGCATTCAGCGCATATCCCAAAGGGGTATTGATTTAGCTGATGCAGGCGATGTAGATGCACCACTTTTCCAAAATTATATTTTAGTTTCAGATGCATCTCGTTTTGTTCTGGTGTTTGGTACAAACGATTATGGGACAACTTTTATTGACCCTATGCTTATTCGTTGGTCAACTCAAGAAGATCCGTTTATATGGGAGCCTTTAGTTACCAACCAAGCAGGTAGCTTAAAACTATCTCATGGCTCCAAGATTGTTACAGCCGTACAGTCGCGCCAAGAAATTATTGTATTCACCGATTCATCGTTATACTCCTTACAATACGTAGGCCCGCCATTTGTTTGGACGGCGCAGTTAGTTGGCGATAATGTTTCCATCATTGGCCCTAATGCTGCTGCAATTGCGTCTGGCGTTATTTATTGGATGGGGGTAGATAAGTTCTATAGGTACGATGGACGAGTTCAAACATTGAGTTGCGATCTACGTCGTTATATTTTTAGTGACATTAACGACACACAGAACGAACAAGTGTACGCTGGAACAAACGAAGGGTTTAACGAAGTCTGGTGGTTCTATTGCTCTAAAGATTCATTGTCTAGTGACCGCTATGTGGTCTATAACTACTTAGAGAATGTTTGGTATTACGGCAACTTAGGGCGTTCAGCATGGTTAGACTCAGGTTTGCTGGCACGGCCTATAGCCGCAACATATGATAGCGAGATTGTCCAACATGAGGACGGTGTAGATTCATATGTTTTGGGTGTACAAGAACCTATCGCAGCCAATATTTCTTCGTCAGAGTTTGACATTAACGACGGGCATAACTTTGGTTTTGTGTGGCGAGTGTTGCCTGATTTGACTTTTGAAAACTCAACAACAGACCCAACAAATGGCGCAGCACCCAAGGTAACTATGACATTGTATGGGTTGCAAAACTCTGGCTCAGGGGTACAAACTACTGCCGCTGCTAATGTAACCAAGGGTTCTGCATATGTTATTACTGAAGAATATACGGGGCAAATTTATACCCGCGTAAGAGGTCGGCAGATGATCTTTAAAATTGACTCTGACCAGATTGGTACAACGTGGCAGTTAGGTGCGCCGCGAATAGAAATTAAACCTGACGGCCGTAGGTAAATTATGCCAATGCTACAGAATAGGGCAGCACCAAATATCCCTCAAGCGCCGACTGAGTACAATCAGTCGTACATGGATTCGCTTAGTAACGTGATCCGGTTATTTTTTAATACCATTAACACAGTGCAGCAATTAAACTTAGCTAGTTTAAATCTTGATTTAAAAACATTACCGACTGATGCTGATGTAGCTAATTTGCGTTTAGGTGATGTATATCGAGACACAGCAACTGACGTACTTAAAATCAAGGTTTAACTTACAGAAAATGTAATTCAGGAGAACATTATGGCTGGTGGTGGGATTGGGGAAGCAATGCTGCTTGGGGCTGCGATGGGTGGTGGCTCGGCTGCGATAACGGGTGGCGATCCACTTAAAGGCGCTCTTCTTGGCGGTCTAACTGGCGGCATAGGTGGCGGTATTAGTGGCGTAGCTAATGCTGGAACGGCTGCGGCTACTTTGCCAGCCGTCGCACCAGCTACTAGTAACGCAGTAACAAATGCTGTCGCTGGGGTTGCTGACGATGCCATTATGGCGGGGACAAATCTTGGGACTAATGTCCTTGGTGTAGGTAATATGAGTGGTGTTAACCCAGCGTTTATGTCCAACACAGCTTCCAGTGTAGCGCCTTCTGGTGGCGCGGCACTAGGCATGGGGCAACCTAGCGGAGTTAACGCGGCTCTTATGCCCGGCCCAGTTCGGGATGTACCACTAAATACTGCGGCGGTACAACCAAGTAGTGGTGGCATTGGAGATATATTTAAGAAAGCTATGCGACCAGCACAGGGTGACGATCAATACGGGTTGTTTAAAGACCCGATGAAATACATGAAAAATCACAAGTTCTTAACTGGCGCTACTGCTTTAACTGGCGCTCTTGGCGGTAGAAGAAAACAAGAGGAGCCTGAAGAGTATAGCGGCCCTCTGTCGCGCTATCGTTTAAGTGACAACTATGTCCCTGCTTTTGCGGAAGGCGGCGTGGCATCTTTAGCTGCTAATGGTTACGACCGTATGGTTGGTGAAGAGCCGATGTATCAGACTATGGCTCGTGGTGGCATCACTGATTTGGGTAGCTACTCAGACGGTGGTCGTATGCTTCAAGGGCCTGGCGACGGCATGTCTGACAGTATCCCTGCAAATATTGCTGGGAAGCGGCCAGCACGGTTGGCTGATGGTGAGTTTGTAATCCCTGCTGATGTGGTATCTCACTTAGGTAATGGCTCAACTGATGCTGGCGCTAAACAACTTTACGCTATGATGGACAGAGTACGTAAGGCACGTACAGGTAGAAAAACACAGGGACGCGAGATTAGCGCCCGTAAATACGCAGCGGCGTAAGGAGAATATTATGGGCGGTGGTAATGATAGTCGACCTGTTGGGCCATTCAGCCCTGGAGGTGACATTGCTAGAAATCGTAGTCCATTCAGCCCTAATGTACAAGTATTAAAGCCTGGAGGTGACATTGGTAGAAATCAAGGGCCATTCAGCCCTAATGTACAATTAGGAAAGCCTGGAGGTGACATTGGTAGAAATCAAGGGCCATTCAGCCCTAATGTACAAGTAGTAAAGCCTGGAGGTGACATTGGTAGAAATCAAGGGCCATTCAGCCCTGGAGGTGATATTGCTATAAATCGTAGTCCATTCAGCCCTGGAGGTGATATTGCTATAAATCGTAGTCCATTCAGCCCTAATGTACAAGGCACAAAATCTACCGGAAATGGAAGTGTTGGTGGTGGGAACGTAAGTGGCGGAGGAAATCCACCCCAAAGTAATCTTACGAATAATGTAAACAACAACAATCATTTTGTTCCAAGCGTTTACCAACCAGTATATCAAGATTACAATATGACTAGCCCTATGGGTGTAAGTCAGTACGGTACTAGTAGCGATGATGGTAGTATTTTTGGTAGTAGTTTTTTCCCGCCATCACAACAAAACTTTATGCCTCAAATGCAAACGCCGTTTGGCTATGGTGGACAAGCGGCAAACAACTACAGTGGTAGTGACGGTGGCAATTATGGTGGTAATCAGTTACAACAATTCCAACCGCAACAATTTCAGCAATTCCAGCAACCTTTGTATCAACGATATCAACCGCAGCAGCAATATCAGCAGCCGCAGTACCAACAACCACAACGACGCTCTTCCGGCCCACGTTCACCTATTGTTGGTCGTTCGTCTAGCTTACGAGGAACACCTAATGTTATACGCCGAGCAGAGGGCGGTATCATGTCGCTAATGGATGAGGAATGAGCTTAACAGTACGTCCTGTAGATACTAATTACATTCAACAGGTATGGCCTATAGTTGAAGGTTTCATCCAAGAGGCGTTAGATAAAGGCGGGGAATTCCCTGATTGGGCTGATAGTTATAACGCGCATCATGTAAAGATGTTCTTAACATCAGGCCAATGGACTTTATTTGTTGCAGTAGATGAAGAGAATAAAATACATGGGGCGATGACGATCTCATATATTAATTACCCTTTACATCGAGTAGCGTTTGTAACCACCACAGGCGGTAAATTTATTGCAAACCCAGACCTTTTAGAGCAACTAAAGGCTCTGGTAAAAATTAATGGCGCAACTAAGATACAAGCATATTGTAGAGAATCAATGGTGCGACTCTTAGCACGAGCTAACTTTGAACCGCGTAACACCTTAGTAGAGGTACTTGTATGATCATCCCAAATAAATTTAATGGTTACGCACGCGACGGTATTCGTATTTATCCTGGCGGCGGCGGAGGCTCACAAGATTCTACAGTTATTCAAAGTAACTTACCCAAGGAACTACTTCCTCAAGTAGAAATGCTCTTGGGCGGCGCGACAAAAGAGTTGTTTAATATGAAGCAAAACGCCCAAGGTATTAATGAGATTACAGGCGTAAAGGAGTTTAGGCCGTATAGCGCCGATCCAAGCGATTACGTAGCTAATTTTAGTCCATTACAGAACCAAGTACAGGCTAACGCCGCCAATCTACAAGTACCAGGCCAATACAATCAAGCTTCAAATATGGCGGCTAACGCAGGCCAAGGTGGGGCAGATAGTGCTAACGCTGCGTATGGCTACGGCAATATGGGTATGCAGTCTGGCATGCAAGGCCAGCAAATGGGTACGCAAGGCGGACAATATTATGGTGGGATTGGAGCCGGGTATGGCGCACAAGCTGCGCAGTTAGCGGATACCGCCCTTAATTACGGGCAACAAGGTTCGCAAAATGCTCAGAATCTTGGATTTGATATTGCGCAGCAGGGGCAAAATTTAGCTGCTATCCAAGCTGCGGCGGGGCAAGACTATGCAAGCCAAATGACTAACCCTTATGCGGTTAGCGCTTACATGTCGCCGTATCAGCAGAATGTTATTGATGTTCAAAATGAAGCTGCACAGCGAAATGCGGATATTGCAGCACAAGCCCGTGGCTCTCAGTTTGCGCGAGCCGGTGCCTACGGCGGTGCTCGTCAGGCTATTGAGAATGCAGAAGCTAATCGTGCGCTGCAATCTACGCTTAACAACAACCAATTACTGGGTCAACAAGCTGCTTACGATAAAGCCATACAGAACATGCAATACGGTTCTAACTTAGGCTTACAGGGTCTATCTGGTGCGCAGTCTGGTTTATCCGGTACTACGCTCGGCGCTGGGCAGCTAGGCTTGCAAGGTACTAGCGCTGGTCTACAAGGTGTTGGTCAAGCTGGCTCTATGTATGGCCTTGGTATGCAAGGATCACAAATGGGATTGCAAGGTGTTGACCGACAGTTAGCTGGAACGGCGCAGGGTATGCAAGGTGCGCAAGTAGGTCTACAAGGAGTTAGTGGGGCGCAGGCTGGTTATGGCCTACAGAATACCGCCGCTGCAAACTTAGCCAATATTGGAACGCAACAACTTGCTGCTCAGACCGGCATACTTAGTTTGCAAAATCAAGTTGGCGGGCAACAGCAAGAAAGAGAACAACAAATTATGAATCAGAATATCCAGAACTACGCAAACGTACAAAATAATTCGATGGATAAGCTTAATCAATACAACGCCCTCCTGCGCGGCTATGCTCTACCTGGTACAACCACTACACAGTATCAAGCTTCTCCTAGTGTTGGGACGCAAATAGCTGGCTTAGGTACTGCCGCAATTGGTGCTGCTAATCTGGGCAAAAAAGCTGGCGGTATTATTAAGAGCAAGCGTGGCCGTGGCCTTGGTGCGCTGGGTATGTATAACGCTGCAAAATAAAGGTTAATCATGAGCCTCAATAGCATCCAGAACCAAATGGGTCAACGCGCCGCTAAAATGGCGCAGATGGCAAAACGCGCTACAAACCCGCAAGACATTCAGTCCATACAAAGACACCTCGTTAACGGTGTTCAAAATGGCTCAATTCCTGCGTACATCGGCGTACCGCTAATGCAGGAGTTAACGCAAAAACTAAATGAAGCCAAAGCACAGACGGCTATGGGCACTATGGGTGGAGAAGCGCCCATGCAGAATAGCCCGCCTATTGCACAGCAAGTCATGCAGCAAGCAGAACAAGAGAGTGCTGGCTTAGAGTCCTTACCCTCCAATCTTCCGGAAGAGTATGCGGGTGGTGGCATTATTGCGTTTGAAGGTGGCGGTGAAGTACCTGGTTATGCTGGGCCTGATGGTAGTTTTATTGTTGATCCAAGCGTGCAAAGAGATCGTGATTATGGCTCTGGCGGCCGTAGAGATATTTTGCTTCAAGAATTAGAAGAAGAACAAGATAGGGCCGCTAAAGGATACCCTGGCGCACAAGAAAATGTTGTGAT